GGTGATACCTTCCTTTGAGGGTCGTATGTAATTCCATTCATTTCAAATGAAATTCTAGGAAGAGTCATCTGGACTCTTTTATTGGTAGGGTCGGGCATTTGATCCAACCTTGCCAAGAATTTTTGCTTAGGACCATATGCCAGAGGCACTTTCATTACTTCGTTTGCCCTTCGTAGTTCAATGTTATTAAACATCGTACCAAAGGCAACGACAGTCTTCCTAAAAATTTCGTGATAACTATATGTGCCTAACATTAGATTGTAGTATCAGTGAGTTGACCAACAGAACCAAATGGATTTGTCTCAGAGAAATCGAGTATATCGTTATCTCCAGTTTCAAAATCAGCGTTTTGATCGTATTCTGAATTGGTATTATTTATCGTATTGTATGAAGCAGTTGTCCAGGATGCACTTGATGTACCACCAGTAACCGTTTCAGGCACTTGGAAAGTGCCAGATCTATTGATAACAATAAGGGTGCGTGTGGCACTATCCCAAGACTTAACTTCAGCAGTAACATTAGATGTACCACCAGTAACAGTCTCACCAACAGTGAAGTCACCAGACCCACCTGCTACGAGACCAACGGTAATTGCATTAGCAAACGCAGTCTCGATAGCATCAATCTCAGCAATACCAGTATCAAGTTGCTCATCAGCGTATTCAAAGAGCTCACACTGACATTCCCAAACATATCCTTTTCCTAGTTGGTAGAATGGTTTCTCTACTTCTACAAACTGTATCTCAAACAAATGATTAGTTACAGGGAAGTAAATTAAATCCCCCTCGTTTGGTCGTCCCTCGACATTAAGTGTAACATTGTCGTCAACTTTTTCTTTAAACTTTTTACGGGATAAGATAAACGTCGTCTTATCTTCGACTCGTACGCCAAATTTGCTAAGAAGTTCGCCTTGTCCTTCCCATCCTTCGACATTATTAACATATGCTCTGATGGGGTAGTTGGTCGAAAAAGTGCTGTTATCAACTTCATCTAGTATAGTGTCCCGATTAATAAAAGTCCTAGGTAAATAATACACGTTTTGGCCATAAATTTCAATAGTCTCAACTATAAGATTTTCTATAAATCCTTGCTCTTGTGCTGATCCGTTGATATTAACCCGACATGCACTGGTATAATCGGACTGGACACATGCATTTGCTGGAGAATTACTGTATGCCATATTAACCTATTAAATCCATAGGAGGTATCTCATAACGATCTCTAAGTTCTACTTCTAAATCTGTTTTAAATTTAGATGCATCTTCGAGTATTTGACGACCATTGAGTGTCACTCCACCCAACATCTGTATACCGTCATACTTACTTAGGTTCCTTCCCCACTGTTGTTGGAATAATGCTTCAATATAATCCTTTAACCAGTTATCATTATACATGTCAGTATATGTTTCTGGGTCTTGACGCATCTTCATATCAACCATTATGTAATCCCCTGCTTGGAGGTTTTCCCAATCGAAATCAAGATACAAGTTATTGTTATGCTCATTCCATCTAACTCTTCTATTTGCTTGAGAGTTAGTAATCCAATCTAGTGTTTCAAGATATTGGGATGTCATAAAGTAATGTAATATCTGACCATGAGTCATGGCATAGATATCATTCAAAAAGATTTGATATTTAATATTGAAAATGTTTCCAGGTACAACACTAGATGCTCCAATACCTGTGAATACTTGATTAATACCTAAAACTCCTGGTGGAGTTGATATGTAATTCTTTTGATGGTACCATGGAGTAGACCCTTGTTGATCCCACTCTTGTGCAGCAGTCTTAATTGCATCAGTAACTTCTACTCTCATGAAAGTATCATAACTTCCATTGAAGTGATACTCCTGATAGTAGTCAATTGCCTCTTCTACCAAGTCATCCAATTGCTCATCACACACGTTGATGTCAATCGCAGGATAACCTAATCTGCGAAGTGCATACAGTTTTATTTCTGCCTTAGTGGCTGGTCTTGTAGCGGACATTTATTTTAAGCGAATGAGGAAATTGTCAAGTTAGTTACATCATTAGCACCAACGGTTTCTCCTTTCTTGAAGAATCCATCTACATTATCAACTGTTATTGCATTGGTACCAAGAGCAGTAATAACTCCAGTTGTACCAGATGTGCTTCCTGTTACCGTTGCACCAACTTCCATTGTTGTGATGTCAGAAAGTGCGAAGGTTGCGTTGACAAATACGGTAGCAATGTCAATCGTTGCACCGTTACCATGAATTGCTGTAGCATCAAAGGTGAGGACAGCAGCACCACCGCCACCTAATTGTGCGTCAGCAATAGTAATTGTTTCATTAGCAACGAATCCTGTGCCGTCATCAGTGACGGTGATAGTTGCTCCACCACCACTTGCAACTACAACACTGAATGTTGCTCCACTACCAGAATTCTGAGTAGAGTAATCAGAAGCACCGATGGTGTAAGTACCAGGAGTCCTTGCTGCATCAGCAGCACTAACGTTTCCTGTAGTCTTAATACCAGATGCATTAGCGTTAGCAATGGTGATTGTGTTTCCAGCAGCATATCCTGTGCCAGCAGTGTTAACTGTGACTCCAGTGATACCACCACTAGATGCTGTAATATCGACTGTTAGACTTGATCCATCACCTCCTGTTGCAGAAATGTTAGTACCTGAAGCGTATCCTGTGCCAGCAGTTAAGGTTGCGTTGTTAAAGGTCTTAACACCACCAGCAGCAGGGTTTGTTATTGTTAGGGAGTCTCCTATAGCATATCCACTACCAGCAGCATTCAGAGCGATTCCAGTGATGACTCCACCACTTGTGGTAGTATTAACTGTTAAACCACTACCTGTGCCTCCAGAAGTTGCGACTCCAGTGCCGTTACTGAATCCACCTACACCGTTATTAGTAATGGATCCGAGAGTTACAACGGATCCAGGTGTTGGGTCTCCAGAGAGATTTAATGTTAGGGTTGTAGCAGTAGCAAGATTATTCAGCATTGCTCTTAATTGCTCGTAAGCATTGTCGAGTTTTGCTTGGACTCTTGCTTCTGTATAGTAAAGATTTGTGCCTTCTGCAAGTGCAGCAGTATTATGGTTTGCTAGGTTTGCTGCCTGAGTAGCAGTAGCAGGTGTAATGTTAGCACTACCATCGAATGATGTGCCACCAATTGTTCTTGCAGTGGTTAATGCAGCAGCAGTGGTTGCGGTTGCTGCGTTTCCTGAAGTGTCCTGATTACCAGCAGCGTTAACGCCTGGAAGGTTAATTGCAGCACTACCATCAAATGATACACCACCGATGTTTCTTGCTGTTGCTAGTTTCGTTGCAGTTGCTGCGTTACCAGTTACTTCTCCAGTGATAGGACCAGCAAATCCAGTAGCAGTTAATACTCCAGTATCAGAATTGAATGTTAGATTTGTGCCACTCTTAGGTGCAAGGTTACCAGTTGCAGCAGTTGTAAAGAGGACATTACATGAGGTGTCAGATGACTCATCAGCAACTGTTACTGTTGTTGCTATTGCAGCAGTACCACTTGTGTCTTGGTTACCAGCAGCATTGACACCTGGAAGGTTGATGTTAGCGGATCCATCAAAGGATACACCACCGATTGTCCTAGCATTCTGGAGAGTAGTTGCTGTAGAAGCATTACCAGTGACTGCACCAGTAATAGGACCAACAAATCCAGTAGCAGTTAGGACTCCTGTGTTTGAATTGAATGTTAAGTTTGTACCAGTCTTAGCACCTAGGTTACCAGTAGCAGCAGTTGCGAATAGGACATTACATGACGTATCAGTAGATTCGTCAGCGAGTGTAATGGTTGTTGCTATCGCAGCAGTGCCTGAAGTATCTTGGTTACCAGCAGCGTTAACGCCTGGTAGATTAATGTTAGCAGACCCATTGAATGAAACTCCACCAATAGTTCTTGCTGTTTCTAAAGTTGTAGCAGTATCAGCATTACCTGTAAGGTCTCCAGTTACGTTACCAACTACCGTCCCGACGATGTTCGTGGCCGATAGAGTGTTAGTAGAAGGATTATAAGTGATACCAGCATCAGTATATACAGTCTCAGCAGTAGCTGAACCGTTGTCAGAGTTGACAAATGTTGGATAATAAGATGCATTACCAGATCCTTGGATAGTCTTAACTTGTGTAGCAGTATCAGCGTTACCTGTTAAGTTTCCAGTTACGTTACCTGTTATGGTAGCAGTAATGGTACCAGCAGCAAAGTTTCCTGACCCATCTCTTAGGACTAGGTTATTTGCAGAGTTGGATGCTGAAGAAGCAACGTTAATAGTTGTGTTACCAGAAACACCGTCAGCATTAGTAAGAGTAATACCAGAGTTTGCTGTAACACCAAGTGTTCTTTGTGCGTATGTATTTGCAGCAGTCCTTACAACGTATCCTGTGCCAGACATTGCTGCCAAAGCAGTTATATCAGCATCAACATATGTTGTTGTTAATGTTGGAGCAGCACTACCATCTACAGATACAGACCCAGATACAACACCATCAAGGGTGAATACTCTAGCAGTCTTCCATGCGTCAGCAGTAGATGCGTTTCCTAAGAATCCAGCACCTGCACCAGCAGCACTAGCAGCAGTGATTTGATTAGCAGCAAAGTCTCCAGAAGCATCACGATT